GTCATTGCTCGGCGCTACGCCGGTCGCAAGCCGGAGCGGACTCGATCCGGTAATAAAGACCTGTCCGGTTCCCTTCGGGGAAATATTCATTCCGATGTCCGTATTGCCGCCTGTGGCCGACAGCGTAGGACGGTTGCCCGTCGCCGCGTTCGTTATTGTAAATTCGTTAACCGCCGATCCCGTGGCGACGAAAAGCAATTCCTCGTTGTCGTTGGTATCGTAGATGCCCGGAACCCACAGCCCCCCGGTATTGCGGAACTGCGCTTTTAGAATGCCCCCTTGCGACAGCTTGAGAATCGGCCCTGTCGAGAGCTGATCGAGTTCGAGCGGTGGATCGCCAGCGTCCGAAGTCTTCAGGACGGTCTTCAGGTTGGTCGTCGTGCCATTGAGTAATTGAACGATCCGGTTGAACTCCTGATTGTGATCGTCGCTCAGGATCGTCGTATTCGGCACGAACGAAGTGAAGCGGCTTAATAAACTAGCCATGATTGCTCCTAAATATCCGACACTCGGCGCTCTGTTAGTATTTCGTAAATCAGCATCATTTCGCGCAGTTGGAATCCCTGATCCTCTTGCGTGTTACTGATCTCAAACGTGATGCTTTGCCCCCGCTGGCCGCTGCTGTTCTGTCTGGTTCGACGCATGAAATCGAGCGGGACTCTGATGTTGGTGTCCCATTCCGCCTGGTCCCATAAACTGACATCGTAGATTGCGCCCGATGTCGGCCCTGAGATAGTGAAGCTCTCATTCCCGCCCTTGTTCGGATTCTCGTCGAGGTAGTAACTCAATATTACTTCGTTCATTGCGGCCATGATCGCAAAGCGAAATCCGTACTTATGAAAGTGTTTGCGGACTAACGGGGCGTCGAGAGTGAACGCCTTTGTCTTAATGAATTTCGTATACGCTTCGCCGTTATCATTGAGCGGCCCGTTTGCGTTACGTGGAACGTAGGTGAATAACTGATGCGTTCCCGCCGCATTTTCCGCGCCGACGACATATACCTTACCCGATGCGCCGGGAAACGACGTGTAGGCCGTACCCGCCGCAAGGCCGTCGAACCGCGTCCAGCGCGTAGCAGACAGCCCTTCGGCAATGTTCAAATAGTCGAGTACGTACGCTTCATTGATGGCGCGCGTTGAAATCGAAGCCGGAATCGAGAGCCAGTATTGACTTACCTCCGGCATTAGGACGGCGGGAATTTCCTCGGTAGTTTTCGGTGTCTTCGCAATCTCCGCGACGTTGCGCGAATAAAGCGCCGTGCGGAAGTCCTCCACCTGCTCGGTCAGCTTTAGGCCCGCAAGCCCCTGATCCGACAGAAACACCACATCATCAAATAGCGGAAAGATCGAATAAGGACTAACACAGCCAATCGTCTCCGAATGGATAACGATCTTCAGTCCTTGCGGATTATTCGCGTCAACGGCAACTCGAACCACTTTGTAAATCCGCTTGCGCTTCCAGACGTAGAGCGCATCCTTCGTGGCGTGTAGTCCGCCGATCTGATCGCCGTCGTCGAGTTCAACGTCAATCGTAATCGCGTCCGTCACGTTCGCGCCGGTCGTCCATCCTTCCGGGTCGCCTAACTCCGATCCCCATAACTGATTCGGCTCCGTGGCGGACACGATCCAGACGCGGTTTTCCCACAGGTCGATGTATTTCCCCTTCGGCGGACTGCCTCCCAATGCCGCCGCGACAGCGCCGGTGCTGACTTTTACCGGGTTGTCGCCGCTCGTCGCTTTGTTCACGCCGATGGCTAAATCTCGATAGGTAATCCACTGCCAGAAGTTGTTAGACGGCAGGGTGAGCGCGCCTGTCAGATTCGCGTCGCCCGTCCCGTTGGTTTCGACGATGCGTAGCTGGCTGCCAGTTGTGTAGAGGATGCCGATTTCGCCCGCGCCTGACGTGAAATAATAGGCCGACGTGATGCGATTGGCGAATGTAGTTGCGAATAGCTCCGTCAGGCCGGTGCGGGGCGCGAGGTTGCCCGCCTCGTCAAACTCGACGTTGAGCGCGTCCTGCAATGCGCGGTCGGGAATCTCGGTTCCGAGGATCGAGGTAATAATCCCGAAGCTCCAGTCGGGAACATTGAGCGTCCGGCGTCCCGCGTTGTCTGTGTTTGTCGAGGCCATGCCATGACCTCCTATACATCTGGAAAGTTGTTTGGAAGGCGCGGGCCGCGTCGCGTGCGGACTCCCGCGAGGTCTACGGGTTGCAGCGTGGTCTTGCGCGCAATCTTGCCGTTCTCCCTGCTGACGAGCCTGCGCAGGTTGGCTTCGTAGCGGCGGATCGCCAGGGCTGAGGCGTCGTATTTACCCTCATTTTCTAGGAACCACGAACGGGTGCGGTCGAGGACGCAGATAAGCCAGGAATCCGGGACTTGAAGATGAGAGGCCGACGCCGTATCTGTCGGGTCGAAGTAATGCTCCTCTTCGATGTTTTCGACGGCGGCGGGCACAGGCACGAGGCGGATTCTCAGGAGATTGTTCGCGCCGGATTGAACAACGCCGTCTTCGAGCCAGAACGCCGGACGCCCGGAGTCTTCGAGCCTGACTCCGCGCATCGCCAATTCCTGCATGGTCGCAAAGATGATTGGTTGGGAGTCCGTCGTGAAACGGAGTTGATTTATCTCGCGCGCGGACGTGGGCATGTTGTATTGAGCCTGTCCGATCACGGTCGCAAAGGTCGCGCGCGCCTTGAACGGATTGAAGTTCGCGGCGAGGCCGATTTCCTGCAAGGCTTCATTGATGCGCGGCTCGACCACGGCAACAAGATCGGTGTCATCCGTACTCTCGCCAAACTCCGTGATGAGTTTCAATGCCAGCGCATTCACCGTAGCCATGCCCTACCTCGTTCCGGTTAAAAAGTCTCCGCGTATATCCTGCCCGATGCCCCACTGGCGCTTGTTCAGCTCATCGGCGGTGATGATGTGATCGTTCAAGGATTGATTGGTGTGCGCCGTCGCCTTGTGATACTCCTTCAGCGCGATCAGCCTTGCGCCAATGGTTTGGCCGTTCGGCATCACTTGAGATGTCGGCGCGTTGTTCCAGTCGGTTGCCCCGGCTTCCTTCGCGGCGTCGAAGCCGCATCCGCGCGCGTCGCACATGGACGGCGTAAGCTCGATGTAGCGGCGGATTCTGTTATTCGAGTCCACCTGGATTTCCTGAAGGATCATCTTGCGGGCATCCTTCGGGATCGCCGCTTCTCGAATGCGGGCTTCCGCCTGATCGAGCTTCAACGCCAGGTCAATCGCATCGCGCTCGTCGCGGTCGAGGCCGGTCTTTACGTCTACGGCGGGCGTCCATACCGGGCCTTCGGGAATGTGGCCTTGCAGAAATTCCCCGACGCCGTTCGGATCGGTTGCCGCGCGCTGCTGTTCTTCGATGGCCGCTTGTTTCGCTTCCTTGTTCCTGCGAAGAGTCTCGCGGATTTTCTGCTTTTGCTCGTCGCTCATCGGCTTACGCGCCATGTCAGTAAGACCTCCCGCCTCTGCCCTTAATCGTCCCCATCGCCTTCCCGCCTCCGCCCGGCTTGCGGCCAGCGCCCTGAGTGATCGAGGCAGGGTTCGACATCACGAATCCCTTGCGGGAGTCCGCGCCCTTCACTGCCGGGTTCGTGGTATTCGTGTTGAGCTGGCCCTTTTTTCCGATGGATGTTTTCTTCATTTTCTTCATGCTTGGCATTGTTTTACTCCTTGCAAATTCAGGCTTACCGGCAACGTCGCGCAGTCTTCTATCTCCGACTGCCATCGTTCGATCTGGCCAAATCCGGCGTCTTCCAGCAGCATGCGCAACTTCTCTTCGTTGAAAAACGCCTTGTGATAATCGGCTGCGTCCACCTGCCCGCCGAATAGATAGGCTTCAAGCATCGGATCATGCCTGTGGCCGTTCGAGTATTGCTCGACGATCCAATCGAAATCGGGAACGGCGATTTTCAAGCGTCCGCCCGGCTTTAGGACTCGCGCCCATTCGCGCAGAACCGGCAACGTCTGCCCGTGCGGGAAATGCTCGAGGAGATGCGATGCGCGTATCTCCTCCGCGCTGTCGTCGGCGTAATTGAGCGGAAAAGCCTGCGTCCCATTATGCAGGTCTATGTTTCCGTATCCTTCGATTGGAACGGCGCCCGCGCCCAGATTCAGCTTGGACGGCGGCGGCGGGAGGCTTAGGTTCGGCTTTCCGCCTTCATAGAACGAGGCCATCCCCTGTCTGAGCACGGTAAAGTCTTCTTTGACCCAAAGGATGTCTTCGTCTATATGGCCGATGCGAACATCGTTCGCCAGAAAGACCTTGTTTCCGGCTTCCTTGAATTTCCGCCAGAAGTACACATCGGCGTCTTCTTTGCCTTCCACCCATTCGCCGTCAGCGTTCGGTTGCTCCCATAGCCACGGCTTCGCCGTCCGCTTCAATGCGTCAACCTTTATCAGCGTGCAGCCGAAATGTCCGCCGAAGGCTCTGACCAGATCGCCCTGGAATGTCGTCTGCGGGACGCTGGAAAGCGGCTTGTCGTTCTCGTCTCGGAGAAAGACCAGCAACTTATCCACGCCGCCGCGCCTCACCTGCCACGGAAAGATCGCATCGGCCTCGTCGTATCTTGCGGCGAGAGTCAGCAGTTTTAATATGTCCTGCTGATCGAAGATCGAATCGTAGTCGATGGTGATGATCCAATCGCAGCCCGCCTCGATGAGCTTGTTCATCCCCCGCTGAAGACAAGCGCCCCATGAGTATCCCGTCTGCTTGAAGACGGGAATATCCAGCCCGGCGAAGGCCGTGTGCAGTTGCCCCCAGTGCGCGGTGAAGGCGAGGCGAGGCACGGAAGTGCAGGCGCCGATTTTGACTTGGCGCTTCTCTCCTGTTTCCGCCTCTTCGAGTTGCCAGGGTTTGATTTCCATTTATCCGATGAAGCACTCCAAAACGCCGTCCGTCGCGGCGGTGCTGTCCACCGAGACGACCGGGACGCCAGCTATAGCGGCGATCACAACCGCAGTTACGTTGGTTTCCGTGGCGAGGTCGTCAAGCGTTCCGGCTGTGGCCGTCGTAGCCAGCAAGGTATCCGCCGCCGCGACGGCTAAAGTCAAAACGTTCGACTTGCCATGAATCGTTATCCATCCGTATTGATTCGTTCCGCTTGAGGCCAGAGCCACAATCGAAACACCGGCGATGACTTGCCCGGTCGCGCTGGTAGCTAGTACAGCGTTCGGCTCGCTCGCGTTCGCGGGATCGCGACGCACCGCTGCGTTAGCGGCGATTGTGCCAGCCGCCTTGACGTACTTGATGACGTTGCCCGGAAAATCGTTCACGCGCGGGTCAAGGGCCTCGAGTCCGAGAGCGTATTGAGCGGTCGCGTCCGCGCGAGTGGGATCAACTCCTAAAATCTGCTCTGCCATATTTCCTCCTTTACGGCGTGTACTCCACGTTCATGCGGCCCTGACGGCGACGGTTATTCATGATCAGATTGCCGTGCATGATCATCTGAATCGTATCGGCCATCTGGTTAAACGGGCGGATCGGATCGCTCATCACGAAATCGAAGTTCTCCATCATCACGAACTTCAGGTATTTGAGATTCAGCGCGAGGAAACCATGCCCGGCTGTCGCGGACGCGGCGGCGTTGGTGTGCGGATAGATGTGGTCATCGAAGCAAACCACCCCGCCTTTGAAGATGTAGTTTTGGAACCCTGAGCGCACCATGTCCTCATCAAACGCCTCGCGCGGATAGCGCTCGTTGCTGATGAGCGTTCCTTCCCACGCCTCATGCACTTCAACCGACGTGATGTACATCGTCGGCCACTCGTTTTGAGAGCTGCATTTGTTCGCCAGTCGGCGCATCGCGGGCGGAAGAGTGGTCGGCGCGGTCGCTACGTCGCCCGGTGAGGCTTCCGTCTGGTTGCGCCAGTTTGTAAACACGGCGGAATCGATGTTGCCGTAAACGCTATTCGTCCCGGCGAAGTCCAAACCCAAAGCAAGGCCGGTCAGCGCATTACCGGCAAAGTCCGTCCCGTCGAGAAACAATTCGCGGTTGACCTCGATCCGCATCGAGAGCGCGAGCCGGTTGATGATCGCGTCCCAGAGGTCAATCGGCGCCGTGGCGGAGTTCGAGTTCTTGCCCTGTTCGAGCAGGGACAAGCCTTCGGTTCCGGCGATGATCTTCCAGAGATAGCTCGCTACGTTCGGGTCGGTCTGCAATGTCGTGTTGAGCGTTTGATATTCGCTGTAAGCCGCTACAGTAGTGTTGGCGGTTAAGATGGTCGGCTCGACTATCTGAGTTCCGCCGGGCCGCGTTTCTACCGCATCCATCATGGCCATCTTCCATAAAAGGGCAATGGAGCCGATGATGGACTCGGTTACGCGCGGCGCGTAGAGCGGCAAGGTAGCGGCTACTACGCGGTTGAAAGAGGTATCCAGAGCCATATTTTCTCCTTAGTCTATGTTGCCCATCGCCTGTTGATGGGCTACCCATTTCGCCAGTCTCTTGAAGTCTCTCGCCACTTCCGGCGGCGGTTCGGGCTTGCCTACCGCTCGCGCGCCGTTCGTAGCTCGATATTTTTCCGCTTGCGCCGCTTTTGCGTCGGCCTGTTCCTTAGTCAACACGCCCAGGGCGGGCGGTTTCGTGGGTTCGGGCGCTGCGCCATTCGTAGGCGTCAGGCCCCTTTGAATTTGCGAGATAAGTTCGTAGGTCGCCTTGAATGAAACGTTGGGATTGTTCCCGATAAGCTGATTGGCGAGCGCGGCCTTCTGTTGGAAGTCCGGCTCGGCGCCGTGCGCGGCCTGAATCTCGAAGTATTCCCCATGCCTGCCCGCGCTCTGCACTTGCGGCATTACCCCGCGCATCTGCGCCTGGACTTCCGCTCTCGCGGCGTTGAGCGCATCCGCTCTCACCTGCTTGACGAACTGCGCCCGCTGCGCGTCGTCGTAAAGATCGAGTCCGCTCAAGTCCGGTTCGGCGGGAGCGGCAGGCGTCCCGCTGAGTACTTCCGCAAGCGGCCTGCCTGTCAGTTGAGCCTGGATCATCGCCGTCATCAGTTGGGTCTGCTCCGCAAGTTGGGCCTTCAATTCAGCAACGGAGTCGGGCGCGGCAGGAGTCGGCGGCGGAACAGGAGGCGCAGGAGGCGCAGGAGGCGCAGGAGTCTCGACCGGAGCTTCCGGCGGCGCAATCGGAACAGCGCGCATGCGCCGGGTCTTATCATCGAAAACCATCTCCACCTGTGACGGATCAATGCCGGGATAGAGACGAGAAAACGGAGTCGGAGGCGTGACGGGTTCGGGAGGCAGTGCAGGAGGCGCGGCTGGTTCAGGTTGCACGTCTATAACACCTGGAACAGCCGGAAGCGCCGCGCTGTCGAGTTGTAGCCCGACGCCGCCCGGCTTGATTGAAAACTTCTGCGTGCCTGTTCCAGCGCCCACTGGCGCCGACATCTTGATAGCAGCCATAAATCCCCTAATTCCAACAGTGAAACCGCATCTTAAGAATGAAACACGGCAAAGTCAATAAAAGGTGGGCCGCAGTGATCCACCTGTGTCATTTTAACCCTTACAGTAGCGACTGGATGGTCTTAAAGACGGCGCGGAACATCGCCCGGCGTTCGGTCTGGCCCTGGTCGCTTCGCCTATTGAACGCCAGCAGCACGAGCAGCATTGTTGCGATAAGCTCAATCCGGTTATTCATTTAACCCTGTCATCATTTGTGTGAATCAGCGGGGTATCGGTGAGAGGTTTCGAGGCTTCCGGGCGCAGGTTGCCGTCGGCGTCGAGCAATCCCCTTTTCGCCATTTGCTTCCGCATAAACTCCCGGCTTTCCTTTGCGAACTTCTCGTCGCGGGCCTTCGCGGCTTCGCGGGCCATCTTCCTCATCCCTTCGGCGTCGGCGCGATCTCCGACAGGCACATGGTGCTTTTCTTTCATGGTCTTATCCAGCCTCGATTTGGAAGTGAAATAGCCCCGGCCTTCTATCTGATGGCCCGCCCATAGGTTATCGGGCCGCATCACCGTCAGCGATGGAATATAAGGCGCGGGTATGTCACATGCCGGACAGGGATAATGTCCGCTGTCCGGCACGCGAGTTAGCAGCGCCTCGAATACGCCGTCGACTTCGCATTGGAACTCGAAGAGCGGCACGCTAGAACCTCAAGCCAGCCCCGGCCCCGTACTTCTGCGTTCGGTAGCCATTAAACCCGCCCGTAACTTCAAACTCGACGAAGAATGGACGAACGAAGAAATTGCTTTCCTTGTGGAACGGCAAATCCAGCCCGGCGCGGTATTTGCGAACAACCGAATATTCCAGGTCTTCATGCAGTTTTCGCGCGCCGAGCAGAAAAGCGCCGAACGGTTCAACCGGCCCGGCGCGATAGGACAACTGGACGCCGAGCGCATAGGTGTCAACGTTGCGCTGGATATCCACCAATCCCATTTCCATCCCGTCGTTGTAGTCGTGAAATACCGTCTGGTTATAAGTCTTCTGATAGTTGAACACCCCGCCGAGACGGAAGCCGCCCTTGCCGTAGATGCGCGCGTCCGCATCCACGGAATAACCCTTGAGGTATTCGATTGACTCAAGCGGATTCGCCTGAAACTCAGTGTTGAGGTAGGACGCCGACAGTTTGATTCTGTCCTGCGCGAACGCCGCACAAGTCAGCGCCGCTATAGCTGTGAGTGTGAAAAGTAACTTTCTCATTGCTTCTCCTATTTGTTGACGCGCTCCAAGTGGAGCGTGAACTCGTCGCCTACCTGTGCGCCCTGAAGCGCCGCGTAATTAACCGTGAAACTGCTGTAAGGGTCGTCTGGTAGATTATCCAAACGCGCAATAATCACCGGGCCTGCTGGCGGCGTCTCCTTGTCGGAGGACGCTGCGGCGACTTCGTTCTGTTCAAAAATGCCAGTAAGTCTTACTTTCATGTCTTCTCCTGTTGTTATTGATTCAGTCCGCCGAACAGTTGCATAAGTACGTCCGACGATCCTAGTCCTTCTCCCGGCTGTCCCACTGACGGACTGCCTGGAACTTCCGCCGGGGCGAGTTGCCCGGCGAGCGCGGGTGTTAGCCCCGTTCCCGCTGGCGCCATTGTTTCTTCCAGTGGAGGCGGAACAGCAAGCGCGGGCTGGAAGAAGCGCCCGGCGTCCTTGATGTCCGGGAACGATTTCAGCAGCCACGCGAAGACCTCTGCGAAGTTGATCTGCACGGGCGATCCCGACTGCGCCATCAACGGCGCCATCTGCGCCGCTACCTGCGCGATCTGTGTTTTCTGCTGCCGTTCCACGTTCGGATCGGTCTGCGGCGCTGCGAAATACGAAACCTCGACATCGGTTTCAGCCTGGATTTCCGCGAACGAGTATTCGCGCCATTGAGAACCGAGCAATCCGACGATTTCAACCACGTCGTTTTGAACTCGGTTGGCCTTCAGGTGTTGAAGTATCTGCGAGGCGATCTCGATTACGCCGTTCTCGACGTTCGCAACCTTATCGTCGGCCTTCAACCGGACAAGGTTCGCGCGCGTGGCAACTTCGATCCCGGTCGTACGGTCTGGTAGCGGCTGGCCTTGAAAGAGCGCGTCGGCCCCGGTCGCCCGCTGCGCGTCGGCGGCGATGGCCTGTTCGAGAATCAGCGCGTCCTTGTTCATTTCCGGGTTGTCAATGGCGAACAGATCGCGCTCGCGCTCAACTCGAATCACGCTCAGGTTAGGTAGATTCTGGAAGTCGTCGAGCGCCGTTTTATCGACGCCCTGAGTCGCGCCGTACATGTTCTTTTGCGCTCGGACGTTTTGTATTTGCTGAGTGCGGATGCGATTCGTCTGCAACTGCGCGTCCTTCAGTTGGCGCGCCACGCCGATTGGATAAAGCAGATTCTTCGCTCTCAAAAACTGAATCATCACGAAGGGGAATCCATCCAAGTACGGATAGCGCCATTCCTCCACGTCGAGCGGAAACGGTATCCCCTCGGCCATCGTGATTACCTGTCGATGCTTCTTGTCCCAGATTTCCCACACTGCCACGCTTGTCTCTTCGGGAACCCTGACGCCCAAATCCTTGCCGAAGAATCCGCCCGCGCTGAACCGCGCGTCGTTTCTGAACGCTGAGCGGGTCGTCAGATTGTGGCTTGATGTCCCGGTCTGGATAAGGTCTGTCACGCGCTTGCTGTATCGCCTGTTGGCTACCAGATCATCGTATGGAATATAGAGCCGCTTCGCACACCAATGGGCCGTGCGCGGCGTTCCATCCTTCGCGGTCAAATCCTGTATGAAATCGAAGGGGCTGATCCACTCGACATAAGCCGCATCTCGCCGCACGTAATCACGATATTCGATGTTCCCCTGATCCTTGCGCCGGGCTTCATCCACTTCGACGACGTAAGCGGTTTCAGCGATACCGTGGCCAATGACGACCGTATCATCAATGACCATCTTCACCTGTTCGGTAGCCTTCCGCTCTTTCCATTCGTAGTTGAGAATGCCGGTGTGAATCTCGGCGGCGTTAGTCTCTGATGGCTTCTTCGGCTTGGCCTTAAATTCAATCCTGCCGTTGAGCAGGAAGGGCATGTACGCGGATGCGATGGACTGGACGATGTTGTTCGTATAGATGGATGTGATCGTGTCGCTGTACAAATCCCAACTGTTCTTGCTGGTGTCTTCGTGCTGCCACTGAAGCCCGTTGAACCAGTTATGATACGCGGCCCAATGCCTGTCTCCGTTGTCGCTTTCGATGCGAGTTTGCAGCGTCTTGAAGATGCGCGACATCCAGATCGGGCCGTCTTTCTCGGCGTCTCCAGTCTCCGCAACTACCGGCCCGGTCTGACGGCGGATTTTTAGATTCTCCCTGGTTGCGGCGGCGGATGGTCTGATTTTTCTTGGCATCGCCTATCTCCTCCCCTTCTTAAACACGCCCTTTTTCATCTGATGTCCGACGCTTCCCGGCGGCGGGCCTTCTCGTATCACCTGCTCATAGACTCGCAAGCTGGCGTTGACTCCAATCATCGCGGACATCGCTAGATCGTCGTTGTATCCGGGTTCCGCGCCCATGTCGCCGTTTTCCAGCTCAACAAAATGTTCCAACTGCGTGAGCAGCAGCGGCGTCCTCAGCAGGATTTCGCCGTTCCTGATTCGCAGGTCGAGGCCGGTGATGAGCGTTCCCCGGTTGCGTTCGTGCGTGACGAAGCCTGGGCGCGGCGCGGCTTTCTTGTCGTATGGATCGAGCCGGAAATAAAGCCGCTCGTATTTCCTGTGACGATGCAGATGCAGGTTGATGGTAGGCCCGCCGCCCGCCGGGTTGTCTTCGACAGTAGTGAACGCGATGTTGTAAAGCATCCCCAGATAGAAAATGAGGTCTGCGAATATATCCGGCTTGACGATCTTGTTGTATGACGCCGCTTCCCGTAGATACGGCTCTACTTCAGACACAGCAAAAACGATCAGCGCCGACGGATCACTGTTGGGATTGCCCATCGCCGGGTCAGATGCGAGGACGTACTGAACGCCTATTTGTGGAGCCTCGTACACAACCAGCGGCCCGTAATTGTCCGCCCGGAACTTGTGCGCGGGATTGTCGTCGTCCGGGTCATGGACGTAAACGTAGCGCTTCGGCTGGATGCCTTCCTCTTCGACGCGCTTTCTCATTAGGCCGATCGACCGCAGATCGAAGCAATTCTTCCCTGTCGCCTCGAATCCCTGCTGCGGAGTAAGGGGGAACTCCCTGCGAAAGAGCGCCTTGTCGCCGTTGCACGGCCCGTCGATGTATTGCCTGCGCCAGTTGAGCCGCGCGAGGATTTCCCGCTCAAGCCATTTGTCGCCCCATTTTGTGTAGAAGTCTGGATACCATTCGAGCAACTGTTCGCGGATCAGCTTCGATTCCGCAACCTCATTGCCCCATCGCGTTGGGACGCCAGAGGATTCCTCAGCTTCGCACAAGTCAAGCGTTTGACCTTCCGGCAATGGATCGCGGTACTCATCCGAACCGATAGACGACAGGAATACAGGCCGAAACTCGTTTATGCCTTTGGTCGCCTTGTCCCAGATTTCCGCAATTTCATTCAAGCCGTTCGGAGTAGTCTCAATGACAAGGATTGACCCCGGCACTTTCGGAATGGCGTGAGCGAGCGAGCCGAGCAGCTTTTTGACGCTCACTTTCGGCTTCAGGTCGCCGTAGAAAGCCGCCTCGGAAATGTGCGCGTACTGAATCGTAAACGAGCGACCCAATGACACCTTCTTGCAGGTGAAGAAGCGAATCTTTGAGTTCTGCCCGGCGCCCTGCCCGCGCTTTCTGTGGCCCCCACGTCCAGAAGGCGTGGCGAAGTGAATAACCTCGCGCCGGGCAGCCTTGATTTCCGGCGTCAACATATCGTTCGCCTCGTCAATCACGGCAGACAGTCGGCTCGAAAAATCGTGAACGCTGTCCATGTCGTGCGTGATTACGATAGTGTTGCGATTGGGCCGGAGAGATGTCAGCCAGTAGAAGAAGATCAGAATGATGGTCGAAACGCCCAACTGCCGATCTTTGACGACGAGAATCCTGACGGGTTTTCCGGCGGCAAGGTCTTCGAGGATGCAGCGCAGAAATTCAAGCTGAACCCGGTTGAGTATGAACGGAATGGCGCGCCCGTCCTTCGTTGTGATCGTGATATTGACGGCGCAGTAAACAGGGAAATCCCAATCGCGCAGGTCGGCGAATCGCCGCTCGATGTAGGCGTCTTCGTCTTCCAGATAAGTCTTATACTCCCGGTCAATCCGCGCCGGGTCGAGGATCATCTTTATCTGATCGACCTGAATGAGTTGTGGGCTGTTAGCCTGCATCTTCAAACTCCGCCTCGACGACTGCGCCTCGAATATCAAATAGTCCTGCAAGTTCATCGGCGCCTCGACGGTCGCGCATATCCTCAAACGTTACCCGCACGTCGTGTTGGTGTTTGTGCTTCAGGTCGCCGGTGATCGTCGCAATCGTTCGCCATGCCGTCAGTTTTTCCCGTTCGTTTTCGCTGCGCGTTGCGATCCTGATTAAGTCCGCGATCCCTTCGCCGTGAAGCGCGACTGACGCCTGCGCGAAAGTGACTTGCCTAACTTGCGCGATGAATGCAGGCTCGTTCATCAGCCGAACAGCCTCCGCCTTGCTGATGCCCGCCTCCATTGCGGCTTCTTGAAGACTGGCGCTTCTTGACGAGGGGAACGCGACCGCGAGCAGGAACTTTTCGCGGCGATCATCGGAGATGACTGTTTGAAGGCTTTCGCTCATACGGATGCCATCGCAGACCAGAGAACTTCTTGCCGAAGTCGTTTGGCCGCGATTTCGCAATACTTTTCCTCGATCTCGATTCCGATGGATTTAATGCCGAGGTCTTTCGCTGCTACTAAAGTCGTGCCGCTTCCCATGAACGGGTCGAGGACTACGTCCGACTTTTCAGCAGCCAAGCAAATCGCCCATTTCATCCACGAAAGCGGCTTCGGGCATGGATGGTTGATATGGCGCGCCGTGTCCGTGCTGCTAATACCTGTCGGCTTCCTGCCTAAATGCAAATTGGGCGCGGCGCCGTAGAAAAGGCAATGAGCGAACGCAGCAAAACCCCATGCGTTGCTGCCACACCCGGCAGGCAGGAAAACGCCGCCTATCGCGTCAGCCCTTGGCAAGTCCCACATGGACGAACCGGCCATGAAGACGGCGGCGCGCTTTGTGTTCTTTACGCACCATTCAATCGCCGGCACGACGACGGCGCGGAAGTTCTCCGTCGTGTCGTCGTATGACTTGTAACCCTGCTTGGCTAGATACTGCGGGCGCTTTTCTTTTGCCGCGCCGTGCTGGCCTAAGTTGACGCCATAGGGCGGGTCGGAAACCGTGACCAAATCCACCGGCTCAAGCCGCGACAATATCTCCCGACAATCGCCGTGATAAATGGTAGCGTATTCGTCCTGGTAGTATGGCTTACTCACTCTTGCCCTTATCCATGACGACTTCGACATCGAACATCTGATAAGTTCTGACGACGCCCAGGCCGCGCAGGAGCTTCGGCCCGAACGTTGCGCGGCCAGCCAGGACATTTCCTAAGTGCTGCGCGCTAACTCCGAGTTTCGGGGCCAAGTCCGCGATAAACCGTTCGCTGTCTCTGAGTTTCAAAAGCATCTCCATGAGGCCGTTTTCGTCCACGGAAACAATCCGAATCGCAGAATCCGGGGGAAATTCTGAGTCATAATGCGGCTCAATGTGGCCGTTATCTGGAGAATGTGTTTCTTTTTGACTCGTCACGCGCCCAAGGTAGGGGAAACGGCGCGCCATTGTCAAGGTTGGATTAGGCAAAAAGATGGCCCGTAGACTGGAACGGGCCAAAATGCCAGCGGTCGGCTAGGAGGTTGCCATTACGGCAATAGTTGACTCAGCGCGCTCTGATAGCAGGCGATGAACTGCTTTAAGAGCCTGCCTGCCACGATGTACGCCTCAGTGTCGCTCAGGTCAGGGCGGCGCGCCTTAACCTCAGCGATCTTCCCTTCAAGCATCAACAGCATCGCCGCGTCCGTGCTGGCCGTATCCAGGATGGCCATTTCACGGAACGCGGCGTCTATAAACCGGCGCCGCTCGGCGAATTTCTCGCATGCTTGTTCCGGGGTTTCGATTCCCTCAATGTCTTTGATTGCGATCTGCATTATTTCTCCCTTCCTGCGATCTCTTGAGACGCTTCGACAGCCTGCGGCTTAATGGCGATCATCAACCGCGTTACTCGTGCGATGGTTTCAAGGTCTTCGTCCGGCTGTTGGGTGAGGACTTTCAGATAGGTTCTCAGCGCGCCGTAGAGCGTTATCACTTCTTCAGTGTCGCAGCTAATAGACCAACTCTTTTCCGATGGCTGCGCGCCATACGGCTGGAAGCTTCTCGATTCCCAATACTCTTTCACTTCAGCGCTAGTCGTCTCTGCCATTTGTTCCATTTCCTCTTTAGCCCGGCATGGCTCGCAGGTAAATCCCTCGCCGTCATAGGCGGCATAATCACATTCGCATGTCTCAATTTTCTCTGTCATTTACGGCCTCGCCTTCATCATCGCCTACAGGAAACTCATAGGTCTGAGGCAGGACAGCACAGTATTCTTCAGCACTGCCAGTCTCGTTAAGCTGGCGTAGAAGCTGACCGAATCGCTCCTCTGTCCAAAGAAACTCTACCATCCCGGTTGATTGGACGATATGCATTTTAATGAAGGTTTTATCGATGTTCCCTGGACGCCACTGTTGAAATCTAAGCGTTACAATCTCAGGCGCTTCGCCTTGTTCGGCGTTAATTTCCTCGCCCATGTGCGACCTCGCTTTCCTGCTCGCCAAGCAGTTGATACAGGTCTTTGGTGAGCTGTCCGACTGCCGCGAGTTCCGCCAGCATCACAGCCGGAATGAGCTTTTCGAGCTTCGCGGATAAGTCTTTGGCCTTTATCTCGATGGCGTCATATCGCGGCTCAGCGCGGCCTTCACGAATGCCTTTTTCTTTTGCGGCCTTTGCGATGAATTGCAACTTCGCCATCAGTTGCAGCAGCGTCTCAGTATTAAGATTTTCCGGTGTCATAAATTTGGGCTAGGCGTAAGCGCATCGGCTGAGTTTTCGATCATCCAAGCGTCCGTGTCGCCATCGAAGTAATCCCAGAAGCACTTCGCATCGACTAATGCGTGCACTAGAGCTTCTTTCAGAGTGGGATGTCCAGGCATTTGGGCGACCTGTGCCCATGCAGTACCATCAAGCAAAAATGGAGTGTCGAATGCGACCTTGAAGTGACTGGTAAACGAGAAAATTGTGTAGTGGCCGTCATGGTTTTTTTTAGCCTCAATGTGTAGCAATTTTAGCAGGCGATCAATCTCAAATTGGCGGAACGCTGCTAGATGTTCTTCTCTATTCATCCCCCCATCCTACCACCCCCTCCCTCCCAAATCCACTGTGGCCATCCACACCCCTCCCCCGTGGCTAGCCCCCTTGACGCCATTCTCCGTCCCCCCTTACAATCCCCCCAAGAACTCCCGATCAAACGCAAGTCTCTAACAATTCATCCAGC